TTTTGTATATAATAGTATATATAATAGAATGTACAGATCTAAAGAGTCGTCGAAGCCAAGTAAAGTATCTATTTGTCCAAAAGGTCAAATAGAAAGAGTCGCTTATACTACAAAGAAAAATGTACATGTTGCTGCGGAATGTGTTAAAGACCGAGGATTACCAGGAAAGACACCAGAATCTCGTAAAATACCATTCCGTAACTTGGCATTTGCAGTCGATGATTTAGGGAAATATGGATATAATCATATTGTCAATAAAAATGCAGTAGAAAGACACCAAGCATTGAGTTTAGCAATACAAAATTATGGAACTCTCCCTGTATTACGAAAAATCAATGTATTAGATATATTAAATAGAAATGCTAATAAGAATGTATCTGGAATATTAGAATCTGATAAAAACTGGATTGAAAAAACATATTATAAAAAATGAAATTCTTATTTTATTTATTTTTATAACATCTAATAGTTACTAATATATACTGGTTAAGGTTAATAATATATACTGGTTAAGGTTAGGTTAATAAGGAAATAATATATAATAAGGATAAGAATATAAATGACTGCATCCAAAATAAAAATAATATCGTGGAATGTTGCTGGATTACGTGCAGTTATTCGTAAAGGGAGTTTAAATGAATTACTTAGTAAGGAAAAGCCTGATATTATCTGTCTGCAAGAAATAAAATGTCTCGAAGGAGATATTCCATCTAAATTTATAAAAGAAATGGATGAACTAGGATATACAATGCGATTATATAATTCTGCAGAACGCAAAGGATATTCTGGAACAGCGATATTTGCAGCAGCGGCCTCGGCAGCCTCGGCGGCCTCTTCGTTTGAACCTGAAAAGATAGCTACAAATAAGATTAAAGATAATGAAGGGAGACTGATGATTTATGATTTTGGGAAATTTATTTTAATAAATATGTATGTACCTAATGCAAAACCAGACTTGTCTCGATTGAAAGAAAGAATTTCTATATGGGAAGCGGGTATCCGCGAAACTCTTGTTGATTTGGAAAAGAAATATAAAAAACCGATTATTATTACTGGAGATCTTAATGTAGCACCAGAAGAAATTGATTTGAAAAATTATGAGGCAAATCGAGGTCACCATGGATTTACAGATGAAGAAAGACAAGCATTCCGCGATTTATTGAAAACTGGGAGCGGGAACGGTTCTGCAAGCGGATATATTGATATTTTTAGAGAATTGCATCCTACTGAAAAGAAATACACTTGGTTTAGCCCATTTGGTAATGCGCGTAAGAATAATGTAGGATGGAGAATAGATATGTTTATAATCAATAAGAAATATAAAAAGAAAATTGAAACTGCTGATATACTAAGTGAATATACAGGAAGTGATCATATTCCGATAGTTCTTGAACTTAATATATAATTGATTTATTTGTAAATTGTTCTTTATTCCCTTGTTTCAAGAAAAATATTCCTAGAATAATCAATATTAAACCTATATACTGTTTTGGGTTTCTAAATCGTTCTTTCAATATAACCATCGCGGCAATTGATTCGATTAATGCAGATATACCATCCCACATTCCATTTACATATAAAATTGTAGACCCTTTTAGACTTTTTATTAAGAAATATACAACGGAAATATATCCAACTATACCATAGCCTAAGAATGGTAATTGCTTCGTGTTTGCATATTTCTCTAAAGTAAAATCTCCGAATATTTCAGCTAATGATAAAAATATTAAATATGCAATTTGCTTCATTTTTATTAATTATATGAGATATATAATAGAGTAATGGCTGAACTTCCAAATCCAGGAGCAGGGCAAAATATGATGGAAATGGCCCAGGAACAGGGCCATGGTCAGAGCCAGGGTCAACAAGTTGCACCTCCACCACCACCTGCGGTGCCATTAGCGGGGCCATTAGCGGGGCCATTAGCGGAGCCTTCGCCTCCAGCTGAAGATATTGAAATGAGAGAAGCGAGAGAAGCAAGAAAAACGAATGAAAGAAGAAGTAGATCACAAAGAGATGTGATGCCAATTGATCCTTCGAGACGTTCTGAAAGAATACCAAAAATTGATAACGCAAAAAAAGAAGCAGAACGAGCAAAGAAAGAAGAAGCTGAAAGAATTGCAAAAGAAAAGAAAGAAAGACAACGTGAAAAGGAAAGAGCGGCAAAAGAAAAGAAAAAAGCTGCAGAAGAACTGAAAAAACAACATAAACATGAAGAAGAACAACGCCGTGCCGAAAGTTTCAAAAAAGCATTAGAAACTGATGCCCATTTACTATTAAAAGAAACACGAGCTGAAGCAAGAAAAGAAATGGCAACTCGAGTTATCACTAAATTAGTGGGTAAACGTGAGCGTTCTTCATCTGCATCTTCGGCTGCGTCTGAATCTTCAGAGAATGCAGATAAAAAACATAGAATGCTCATCGATTTAATGAAAAAGAAAATTCATGATAAAATGGCAAAAGCAATTGAACATATTGAAAAAATCAAGAAAGAAAATGAAAAAGGATTGATGGCACAACACAAAAAATTAATGGATTGTATTAAATACTTACCAAAAGCAAGCAGAGAAGAAATTGGCATGAAATATTGGAAAAATATGGAAGATTTAGATGAAACCCACGATGAAGCAATTCGCAGATTAAGAAGCGTCCGTGATATTGCTATAAGCGGTTTGAGAACAATGCGGCCGACTTCTGCATCTCCTGCTTCATCACCACCATCAAGTGGCTTAGCAAATGCTATGGGTAATCTATTTAATGAAGGTGTCCCCGCAAGTGCCTCGGCTGTGCGCTCAAGTCCTTCTGCACCTCTCGCAATGCAAGGTGGTATGCGAGTATTTGGTGGATGCGGTTGTAATCAAAGAAGAAATCATTATTAGGAAATTTGAAAAATTTGATTTTATTTTGATTTATTTTTATAGTGTATCTCTTTCTTATAAAGAAAAATGCAGAAAATGAAAGTTGACAAGATTCATGCCGCTGTTCTCTACACCAATGCTGACATGGTTATTCAGTTATTGACTGATGTTCCGACTGGACTCAAATACTGTTCATATTCGGTTTTCTATGATGACAGTAATGACAGTAATGACAGTATCGAATGCGAGAATATTCTCTTTCGCGGTTCTGATCTGAATCCAATGGTTATGAAGATTATTGATTCGATAAATCAGAAAGGTGGAACAAAATTGAATGGAGCACGTATATTTGGTCCATATCTCTGTCGTAACAATAGTGTGATGTATGAAATTGGAAATATGCCTCTTGAATGGTATCCAGGATATGTAAACATGGAAAACATTAAACCAGGGAATACTGTTCTAAAAGATGCGGAATTCTACAATGAATATGTTTTTAGAACATACCGTGCATTCGATAATATTATAGAGAGATTCTAATCCATTTTATTGAGATTTTATTATCTTTTATTTACTATAGAAAAATGGCAAAACCAGATATGAATTATGATAATTTAGGATATGGCAACGGAAATCAACCGTCCAATGAAGAAAGAGAAGCCGAAGAAGAAGCCAAAGAAAAGGCATATCAGAATGCTTTGCTAACAAATGGAAGAGATCAATCTTATGGAGGATTTAGTGGTGGGACTAAAACGAGAAAGAACTATGATAAATGTACTGTAGCTGAACTTAAATCTAAAGCATCTGATAAAAAAATTAAAGGATATAGTAAAATGACAAAACAAGAACTTATAAATGTATTACGAGGTAAACGATAAAATATAAAACCAAAACTATTTTGTGTTTTGGAAAGGATGATATTGATTACCTTTTTTATATGTAATATATATGTAATAAGCTACCCTTTGGACAGACAGGGCTACCTGGCCATTTCTCTGAATTTACACACACTATGTAAACTGAGAGAACTTCTTCGGGGAGGGCATTTTTCCCCCCACAACATCAGAGGCTACTGGGTCACAGATTTATTACTTGGATAGTAATTCCTGCGTAGAGCTCACCCTCTGAGTGCTCCAATATATAACTTTTAACATTACAGTTCAACACTCGTCTATATATCTTACTTGGATGGTAAGAATATTTCAGTGTGCGGTAATGTGTCCGCTAAAGTTTTAACACTCGGCATGATGCGAGACTCTTTCATGCGTATGTTCTGGTCGTATTCTGGGTGGGGGTAAAAGGTCTTATACTGCAGATTAACGTCCCTCCGACACCAGAGGGACACATCTACGAGCAAGACTCATTTTAGATCTAAGAATACCTTACACGTTTTAGATTTAGGTTACATTCCAATCTTTAGAAATGAGAGTTTCATACAAATCAATTTTTCCATATTTGCATTTACTTTTTTTACAAATTCAAGAAATTTCTTTATTTTCTCAGTTTTAGTCACTTTAGTCACTTTAGTTACTTTAGTCACTTTAATTTAATCAGTTTGCAAGAAAATATTTTTAATACTATTTGACATATTTGGTAATGGAAATTTTTTATCTATTACTAAATTATTTAATTTTAGCGCTTCAAATGACAAATCTATTATTCTATTTTTTTCTATACTTAGACATTCTAATTCTACTGGTAATTCTTTATTTCTAAAAGTTATAGTAGTTAAATAATTATTTGAAGCATCTAGATCCTCGATAGTATTCGGCAATTCAAGGTATCGTAAATGATTATTAGAACAATATAAAAATTTAATTGAATCTGGAACGTATAATTTACGAATACCTAAATTTTTTATATATGCACTTTTTACACCATTCGGTATTATAAATTCATCCAAATAATCACCAGATATATAGAGATTGTCAATTTCATCAGGGAATGTATAATTTTTTATATCATCAGGTGTCACATAAAATAAATGCAATACTTTGAAATCATCAATTGTGTCGTCATAATCTGCGTGAAACGCATAAGGATACGGACCCTCAGGACCCTCCGGACTATCCGTCATATAAACAAATATTTATTCTAAGTAATAGTGTGTTTTATTCTCTAAATAATGGCAGAAAAAGAGTTTACCAATTTAATATCGGAAATTTATAATGTAAAGAAATTTTATGAATCAGATATGATAACACCTATTAGTAAATTGAAAGACTATGCATCTAGAATAAAAACAATAGCTATAAAACTTAATAATATAATAATAGATGTAACCGATTTTTATGAAAAACATTCATACGATATATATAAAATTCACGATATATTGGTAGGTTTTACGGCAAAGATATATTTAGATACATATCATATTGATATACTAAGAAATTCACATGATTATATATTTCAAAGTATTTTCAAAATAAAACTCTCAAACTCAAATTTAAATTCTAAATTTAAAAATGTAGCTACAAATTTATTTTCAGAATTTATAAAAGGAATTACTTATTTTTCAAATGAAAAAGTAGAAGAAAGACCTATATATCATAGAATATCTTCATGTGGTACAAAATTATTAACAGTTAATGATAAATTTAATTTTCCAATAACAAATAGTAAAAAAAATGCAATAAAAATATGTTATATTGAAAGATTGATATATAATTATATTTTTAGAGAATTAATGCATTTACAAGATGCCTCGCATCTTAAAGAATTAAAAATTATGCAAAGACTATATGAAGATAATTTCAATTATAATTCTATAGATATTAAAATAATTTTAGATAAAAATATATTACTGTATACGATTATGAATAAAGATGATGATATAATATCTAGAGAAAAATATGCAAAGAAAAATAAAGAAGTTATTTGTGAAAAAGTAGAAGGAAATAGTAAATATACAAAAATACAAACTTTTGATGAAGAAAAACCATGGATTAAAATAATAGCCAAAAGTGCATAAATTATAATTATTATGTGTTCAGTTAATATAATAATGAACAAAGGTGGATTTAGAAAAATTACAACAAAAATGAAACCATCTATTACAAAAGAAATTACTTTTAATGCGTTTTCATTAGATTTAATCAGAGATACAATTATTAGTAAATTACCGATATGGGAAATGGACGCGGGTCTGGATGCGGGCATGGACTTTAATAGAAATAAAGGCAAGCGAAAAGAAAAACAATCAGGTGGCACTAATTATTTTGTTGAGGACTTTAACAGTTGGCTGAAAATTGAAGCGGATCCTGTTCATGATT